CTGATGGCGAATCTTGGAAATATCCTGTGCTACCAGGATCAACTGCTATAGAAGAAATACCATTGACGAATGTCATAGGGGTCGAACCACCTACTGTGGTACACATTTGGCCTCCACTGGGTTGACATTGATTGGATGCTGCTAATACAGCCTGCTGAATTGCACAAATTTCTTCCCAAACTACAGAAAGATTTGTAGCAAGTCCCTCCATTTGGGCTGCTGTAGGGAAACCAGTTAGACCATCACAAGACATTTTCTATTATCCTATTTTCGTGGCTTTCTGGGCCATGTCACCCACACGAGCTGCTGTATCTTTCGATGGATCGCCACCGCCTGGTTCGGTTCCTTCGGCACCTGTTAACCGAACCAGTGTCGGAGTTGCATTAAGGACTGTCGGATTTCTACTTAAGAGAGATATTATGCTATTTTCATCAACTGCATAACCCATACCTTGGAGTTGAACTACAAGATCTTGTGTATTAATTTCTTGTGCGCCAGATCCTTTAGCACCTATTAGAAGATTATCAAGATCTGATTCCAGACTCTGATTATAATCTTCTTCGAGAATTTCTCTAGCTCTCATTTTTATCCAATATTATAAATGACGGCCTAATCCACCTGCAGACTCGTCGCCGGGAATCTTATACACAAATTGAGCATGTACAATATAATTACCCTTATCATCGGCTACTTCGCCAACCCAATATTGGTCACCGTTATGTATATATTGTCTTTCGCGACTAAAATCGTCCGGTGTAAACAATTCGAAGAAATCGGCAGCATCATTATATTTCGTATACTTAACTTGGCCTATTGGTTGTCTACCCTCGTTAACTTTTTTTTTGGATTCTTTCAGAGTTCTTGCCTTCTGAACAAGCTTCTGCATTTCTAAAACTTTACGCTTTAGAGCCTGAGCTGATTCCATTTTCTTTGAACGGCCTAGTGGTTCTTCACCATCTTCTGCGCCGAATTCATCATCTGTTTCTAAGTCTGCAGCAATGTTGTCTAGGTCTTCTTCTCCGCCCATATCATCCATTCCGGCAGTATCCATGTCATCCATTCCGTCATCCATACCATCAACTGGCATATCCATGTCAGTTTCGGCACTTACCTGACCGGTTGCAGCCATATTACCTACTGCGTCATCCACCTGTGTCTTAGCTGTATATAGAGCATCCATAACACTTTGTAGTGCGCCATAAATTTGTGTCTGGAATGCCGAGGCTGACTCCATACCATATGTTTCGCGCATCTGATCTGTCACTGGTGGAAGATCTTCGTTCTGTAAACGACCAATCTTTTCAACCATTTCTTGCAACTCTTGAGCAAAGCCCTTAGCTGCCATCATAACTTCAGCCTGGCTAACTTCTGTCTCTAGAAGTCTGCGTAGGTTCTTTACTAAATTTGCATGTTCTTTCATTGCGATTCCTTTTCTTCTTTGTGCCGCCTGTGCAGCAAATGGGTCTGGTACCATACGTCCGTTTTTATCACGGATCATAGGTACATTGTCATCTCCGGATTGTGGTGCTAAACTTAACGATGGATTATCTAGTACCTTTGCTGCATGTCTTGCCTGAGGAGTATTAGGCATTGATGCACCGTGGCCGCCTTGAGCGCCTGCACGTTTGCCCACTGATCCATATGGATCCTCAGATTCTTCAACACCACTCATTTCTGAATCACCTTGAGCTTCATCTGCCTGATCGTTCTCCATCATTGGCATTTCTGGTGCCATTTGTGGACCTTGCGGATTAGATAATGCTGAATCTGCTTGGATGCGACTCATAGATTCTTGTCTAACACGTTGTTCAATCATATCATCAGGAAAACGATATCTACTCGAGCGATATTCTTCCATTGCTCTATTAACTGCTCTATCAAAATCAGGTTGTTGCATTCCGCTAATTTCAAATGTATCAACTACATAATCTACTAAGTTCGTAACAACACTATTCAATTTTGGCGACTGAAGTTGCATAATTGCAAACTCTCTAAGATTTCTAATGCCTTCAAGGACAAGTAATCTCTTGGAAATTTCCGAAGAACCTCTAGCATCATCACCCTTGACTTTCAAATCAGTAATTTCTTCTTCGATCTGTTCCATGATAGCAACTAAGTCTTTATCACTAACATCTTCAGAGATTTTAAAACCGTAATTAGTTTCGAGGTGTTGATTTATCCTTCTGAAAGTGGAATCTGGTGATTTACCAATATCGTGTAAAAGCATATAAATCTTTCCTGTTAAGTTTTATTTCTAGTATTTATCATTATACATACTATTTTATTCTTTTGAAGATAGAGATACTATCCCTGGCCTTCTTAGCTAATATCTCAGCAACTTGAAATTTATCTTCTAAAATTGCCATACGTTCGATATCATGACGTTTCTTCGCACCTTTTAAACAATCCAAGTAATGAATCATATCAGTATGATATTTTGCAAATCGTTCTTCTAGTGCCAATACCTTCTTTATAGCTGCTGGTTCACCAGAATTATATCGTTGAGCTACAATTACTGCAATATCAAATATGGAGATATCTTTATATAAGATTGTCTTATCTGGGCTCACAATATTGTATAACCCATTTGTATTCTTCTCTACAAATGTGTTACCGATTAAAGTAGTTTTCTTAGACATTGGAATAGGAAATCCTCGATTAATAGCAAATGAGGCAGCACGACTAGTGGCCCTATCTAATTTATCAAGAAGAGCTATTCTGCTTGTCATTTTTTAAATCCGTTATTTGTCCTACTGGCTGTTTTCTTTCCACGAACTGCTAAATTAGCAGATAATTCGCCGGATGCTTGTCCGGGTTTCGTGTCACCTACAATTGTTTTAGGTGCTTCTTTCGCTGTATATTCTTTTGGTTGTTGTTCATTTGTTGGTTGACGACGTTTTACACCGCCCATAGGCATTGGTGCGACCGCAATACCACCTGCACATGATGCGCCGCCACTACTGTCTTCTTTTATACCAGCAAGTTGTTTCATTCTTGCTAATTCTTTATCTTCGGAGACAGCCTGGGCCTGAAGGCCTGCAGCAGCTTGAGCACCTGGTTGTGCAGCCTGACCAGGTTGTGCTGGTGTACTAGGTTTCATCCATTCCATTTTGCCTGTCTGTGGATTCCTGACTTGGACGCCACGTGGATCAGATGGCGGTGTCTTAACTGGAGTAGGGCCGGCAGCGGCCGGCTGCGAACCCGAAGGCGGAGGACTACTTTGTTGCCCAGGAGTTGTTGTCGGAGATAATGGTTTACCCGATGGAGGAATTATATCAGCACTTGCCTCATCTAAAGAACGATATTCGTTAAATGACATCTGAGAAATAAGCATTCTTGCTTCAGATAATCCTATATTACGTGCATCTGCTAATTTATGAATCATGTCACCATGTATAAGTGAATTTATAATTCTGTCATGTCTAATCATATCGAATCCATCCTTGAAAATGCAACATTCTTACCCCAACCACTAGGACTACCTGTAACAGTTGTAATTCTAACGCCACTTGGTATAATAACCCCATTGAGATCATCTACTAATAGTCCTACTGGGCCTGGCGTACCATAAGGTGTAAAATTAAAGAATTGTACACCGCGTTCAACTGCAAATTTCCAGATAAATCCTTCTCCAGAAAGTTCTAATGTATAATCCCTAAGTTCGAGTACAGCGAATGGGTCTGATAGAACTACAGGCATAGCACGTAAACCGATACTCATTAAAAATACTTCGAAATTCTTTTGGCTCTCATCTAAGGGATTTCCAGTTACCTGTATATTTACTAATCTTGCAAGTTCTTGTGATTGTGGAGGATTTGGATTAGGATTGGTAAATGCACCAGGCGAGGAAGCATAGCAAACATAATATTGCAAGTCTGCGGTCAAATTTTGCATTGACGTTGCTGCACCGTGGATTCTAATTGGCATTTCTTATCCTTATCCGTTATTTAGCTGGGTTTTATTATAATGAAGAACCAATCTGAAGGTTCCATGTAGATAGTCCATCAAATACAAAAATACATTCTTGTGTAGCATCAAATTCAATAGTAGTATCACTTCCTAAGTCTGTCGAAATGGTATCAGGTGACCCTGTAGTTGTAACAAAGACTATTGTCGAGTTCGGTTTAGTAACAATAACCGATGTACCAGCTGGGCGACCCGATCCAAATCCATGAGGTAAATGGACCGTACCTGCCGATGTTACAAAATATTTTGTACTGAATGTCAACATAGTACCTGGCGGTACTGGTACATAATCAGTACCAGCAGTAGAACTGATTGTAAGACTTTTTGTTAATGCATTTGTGGTAATAACAACATTACTACCCGGAATTACTGTTAATGTATCACTACCTATTGCACCAATAGTAGGTTGCGTCGGTACTGCTACAAAAGAAAATGCATTTGATGTTATTCCAACAGGCGTGAAGATTAAACCTGTTGCTGTGGGATTAACTGTTACAACATAATTTGCTGCACCAGCATACGTATCGGGTGTATCTGTTAAAGCTAGGAAAGTTGTTGCACCACCTGTACCGCAACCCCAGACATAAGGAACTTGTTTTACCGTGCAAACTGCACAGTTAATATGATCAACACCTACATCTGTTCCCAGAGACTGTACCATTATTGTCAAAGAGATTTCATCCCATATAGAACGACCTTCTTCCAATGCAAATGATAGATTACAATCATTTGGATTCATTATATCTATGGTTGCATGTTCTTCTATATTTCTAAATATAATTTCTGCTGCTGAATTAGGTACAGGTTTTCCATAGCTATTGACTGCTCCACTAAAGTCGGCGCCGCAGATTACCCAATGTGACAACGACCCCGTCAGTATCTGCTGGTCAAACACACCACCATTTGTTCTAATTGGCATAAAGGGATTCCTCGAATATTTCTTATATTTATCAAGAAATTAAGAACAAGAGATCAAAAGAAAAGCGTCCTTAGACGCTTAACTTTAGAGTATGGATTCTTATGCCAAATTATAGTATAGTGCCGAACCTAACGAGAAGGAAACTTCTGCAACTGTAACGGTTGTCATATCTACTGTCGTGGTCACTGGGGGCAATAACTGGTTTACCGCACCAACAGTGGTATAAACCGTTACTGCTGCTCCAAGTGCATGAATAGCTGTTGCCATTTCGAGTGCAGCATGAGTAGGTGTTGTCGGTAATTGATCTTCATTAGCATTGGCTGGTGCAACCTGATAATCTGGAAAATCAGAACCCCAACCAAATGCACTCGCCGAAACTGCAATGTCAATTTCATTTGTTGCAGCACCAACTAGGCTAGGGAGTAAACCAATAATAACAATATCGGATTTTTCAGTGATAGCCCTTAGTGCGAGTTCGGCTGCACTACCTGGTACAGGTAATCCGGGCGCGACCTGGAAGTATGTCGTTACTACCGGAGTAACTGGGCCGCCGCCAGTGGTTACAACAGGAAGATTGACTGAACCATCCGAAATTGTCCAGTTAAATGGACCACTTATCTTAAAAAATCTTAAACCACCAGACAATGTCTGCTTGTTAATAATACCACCATTGACTCGAATAACCATTTTGTAATCTCCTACAATTTAATGTATTTATCAAGATACAGAAATTTTAGACAACAAAAAAGCACCCGGAGGTGCTTTCTTGATTAGATAATCGATTAAGATTAAACTGTCTTTGGATAAAAACCGTCTGTACCAGTCGAGCTGTTCATTGGGAACGCACCCGATGATGCACCTGGGCCAGATACTAATGCGCCATTAGCGAATGTAGCTGGTGCCATATTTCCGTCCATGTATACATATTCCATACTAAAGGAATAAGCTGTATCCACAGCAACAATTGTTCCAAGAGCTGCAAAACCTGCGCCTGCTGCACCTTCTGTCTTAACAACTGCCTGAGCATTAAGAACTGGAATCAATCCAAGTGGTGTAACACCGTCTGAACCAACGATAGCACCATTTGTGTCAGAGAACCAACCTTCTGCATTACCTAACATAACGTCAACGCTGAAAGCTGTTGCATTATATTCACTGATTGCAAGAACGGTAGCCTTTGTCTCAAGAATCTTAAGAGCCTGAACCATTGCGCTTTCTACAACACCGAATGTAGAATCGCCGACTGTGCCTACTGAACAAACTTGGGTTGTACCAAGAAGCTTCAAGTGAGCTGCTGCCATATTAGCAATATCTGCATCAAATGTAATCTTTACGAATGCAACTTTTCTTTCAACCCATACACCTGGGTAAGCTGCGCCATGTACTTTTTGTGTCATTTTAATAACTCCTTAATTTGTGATGGGATCATCCCATTCATAAACTTATTTATCATCTGGTTGAAAATATTGATCTATAATAGGTTGTTAAGATTTAAATTAATTTTAGATAGAAGATCATCATAATGTTTACGATGCTTCATACCTTTTTTCCACGAATGTATAACTTGATTCTTTATGCGGGTGACATCGATATCTTTTCCGGCATCTGCCTTCAAAGTATGAAGGAGTTTAATATATTGACTAGAATCCAATACATCACCTAATGTTACTATTTCATCTAATCTCATAATTATTTTCTCTGGCGACCAAGATCTCGTTTATCTTGTTCTTTGATAAGAATATGCCTCATACTTCTCTCTTCTTGAAGCATAGCAGTAAAAATCTGCCTTACTTCTTCGGTGGTTGCCTTTCTACCGAATATGCTCTTACCTAAATCTTTCATTCTGCCAAACATTCCTTTTTTAGGCTCATCGGCAATTTCTTCTGGTTCATCTTCTGGTTCATCTTCCAATTCATCACCATAATTCTGTTGTAAAAATGCAATTAATTCATCTTTAAGGCCATTCTTCTTAGCATATTCAGCTATCTTAATAATAGCAGGACTCGGTGGTTCATCTCTGGGTTTATCATCACCTTCAACATCGTATCCACCTAATATCTCATTGAATACACGATTTACATCATTCTCTTCAAATCCGAAATTCTCTAATATATCACCTATCTCTTGTGTATCACTCGGATAACCAGCTTCCTTCCATGCCTGACGAAGATCTTCAATACTAATACTTTCTTTTGACAGTTTAGCAGCATACTTGAATGCTTTCTTAACGTAATTCTTATCTATGTATTCTTCGGCTAAAACATCATCATTTAATGCTTTCCATAATGCCTTTCTTTGACTACGTGACATTCCGGTCTTGATAAGTTTCTTCAACTTTTCGATGTTTGCTTGCTTATTTGCCTGTGGTTTAGCTTGTTGTGGCTTCTCTTGTCCTTGTTGTGGCTCATCTCCAGCGCCCTGTGATTGTGATGCAAGTGTAGAAAATACATCTTCTACATTCTTTTCACTTAGATCCACAGGTTGATCAGTAAACTCCTCTTTAAGAGTACCTTTACGCTTCAATTGTTTCTGCATCTGTCCAAATGCTTGGCCGCCGGCGGATCTTGCATTTCTTTTTCTTATTGCATCAGGTGTCTGACTTACTTCACCAGCTTTCTTGCCGCCATGTGCAGCCTGTGGGCCTGGTAATGCCTTGGTATCCGGAGGAACATCTCGGTAATCAACATCAGTAACATCGTCTTTGTCCTGAGATTGGTCCTGTTGTGGTTCCTGTTGCAACTGTTGTTGCGGTTCCTGTTGTTCAGGTTCTGGTTGACTTCCTGAAAGAGCAGATTGAATAGCACTATAAATTGTTTCTTCATCGAAATCTGTTTTGGATTCCAAAAAATGAATCAAGTCATTTGTATTTGCTTTTCTTTTATATGTAAGCTTGCCCGAATTAGGATCAGATTTCGCTGCAACAATTTGATTATTCTTTAAAAATTGTATCCAGTCTTTCGTTAACTTACCTGCGGGGCTTTGACCGGGAGTTGAATGATCTGCCTGTGGTTTTTCTGCGGCTGGGCCGCCAATACCCAAAGGTTTATCTGCTTTAGGAGGGGCCGATGCTTGTTTATTCTGTGCAACAGGGTTATTTGACTGTGGAATCACCGCGGGCACGGCTTCGTGCAGGTGTGTCTTTCCTTTAAAGTCATTGAATCTCATTGTCACCCGTCTTTATGCGCTGCACCATTCGAGTGAAACGATTTGGGTCAGAACCACGTATGCTGGATACAAATCGTTTCTTCAGGGCTTCTGCTTCCTCTGGAGAGAATGATTCATCAATAGATTCGAGCAAATTTATAGCTGATACTATTATATGCTGTGCTCTGGCTTCAATTAGATCTTCCTTACTTTTTTGAGGTACATATGAACTAATTTCTTCTAGAATAGATCTGCTTCTGCGATTAATGGACAATTTTAGTCTCCAAATTACTTTCAACTATTTATCAGCTTTTATCTTTTCTTAAGAAAAGCTCGGAGACCTGCTGCACCTTCTAAAGGATTTACTTTTGTATCCATGCCTACAGTTGAAGTAATTTCTCCTGTCTTGGCATCAAGTTTTTCTCCCGATCTTACAACACTCTTTTTCTTTAGTTGCTCATATATGTTTTTCGATGATGCCGTAATCGCATTGTCGGCATCTTCTTCTAAATCTGCAATTCTTAAACTCTTATTATTAAATGATAAGTCGACCTTAGATCCTACACCAGAACTAGAACGTGTTTTCATGAACTGAATTTGATATCTACCACTTTCCTTCATTGCTGAACTAGTAAAAATACCAATTACATTATCTGCTGTATTAACTTTAGAAATACCACCAGCAATATGACTCGGATCAAATTCAATCTCTTCATATGAACCACGATTTAATTGCGAAGCTGATACTGTTACCATATCTAATTCAACTGCTAAATTGCGTAATTCTTCTGTTACATACTTGTCCTTAACGAACAAATTTTCTGCAGAAATCTTCTTGCTCAATGGAGACATAAGATCTAAATAGTCAACAAGAATTGCATCTACTTTCTTACCGGCATGAATCTCGTATTCCTTAATGAATGCACGAATATCATTGGTAGTGCAACCATTTGGCATTTGTTTAATACGTAATGAACCTTTGCTCTTCTGTTGTGATGCACGAATTTTCATATGCACATCATCAATGTTACGCATTACTTCTCGAGTTTCATAATTTGTGTGCATTGCATCAATTCTCATAGCACACAGCTTTTCACTTAACTCTAATGATAGATAAACTACATTTAAACCAGCCTGAGCCCAATTTACTGCAAGATTTTGCAAGAATAATGACTTACCTGCACCAGATTGTCCTGCAAAGATTGTAAGTTCACCTCTATTCAGCCCGCCAAATAGTTTATCATCAACGGTTTTCCAACCCGTGGATACTTGTCCCTTATTTTCCTTTAATGCTTCGAGTCTTGCCTTAGGATCAGCATAATAATCTAATCCTAAATCCTTGACTAGTGCAATTTCTACCGCTGCCTTAATATCGACCAATACTTCGCCATATCTACCTTGATCTAATCTTCCCGGTGATGCTAAAATTGCATCACGTAAT